CATGATCATCCGGATGTTCCGGACGAAACGCTTCCACCAGTCGGGCATCAAGCCGACGCTCAGCTGGTGGTGAAGGCGGACGTTCGTTTGCCTGCAAGTTTCCTCACAGTCAAAGAACGTCTCGATAGCCGCCGCCTCTTTATCCACCCCGGTGGGTAGATGCGGAGACTTACGCAAGAGTGACACCGCTTGGTAGTCATCGGCGAACTTGCCGATGTCCCTCGAGGTGTAGTCCTTGCCTTCCACGCGGAGCTGGGATAGCTCCTTGTAGAGCGACGTATCGATGGGGGCATACTTGAGACGAAGATACACACCCAAGGAGACGGGTGTACCTAAAGCCTCAAGAACTTTCGACGCCGAGGCAACTTCGAGTTGCCAAGGGGATGGGGTGGCGAGAGCCATAGCCCCTTTTGAGCCGGTTTTACTTTTCCGGCTCTTGGGTCGAGTCTTTTGACCCAATGGTGGTTTTGGGCGGTCCCGGAACTTCCGGCGACTGCGTCCACTGGCCTCTGTAGAGGGTGACATTTTGAATCCTCTTGCAGATTGCACGGATTAACGTGTTCTCACCGACCCTGGACCTGCAAATCCTCACGACATGGATAGCCATAAGGAGGAACAGGACTAGGCCGATGAGCTCAGCAACGTCAATGGCGAATGCCATTAGTCGGGTCCGCCCTTACCAGGGATGGACATCCGACTCCAGCATATCTTCGATAAGCTGGGCGTTAAAGAGAGCGTTTACCGTGCGAGCCAGGCGAACCCGTTCGGTCTTGGTCAGATCGAGAGGGGACCGCGTATTGGCGAAGAACGAGTATTCGTCGTACACCACCGACACGCCATCGACCTCACGGACGATTGGGATCCGAACGGAGAGCCTGTTATTCCGCTTCGTGGCGTTGGATTGCCCACGATTATGCTGAATAACGAGACGCTCAGCCGCCGCCGGCATTTCGTTGGCGACCGCACCTAGCACCGAATCGCCCATCCAGACGATCCCGTCAGCGAGACGCTGCACAGGATTGTAAGTCTGGAACGCGACGCCGGCCCCGAAGGGCTCGTAGTCGAATGAGCGATACGCCCCATTGGACAGGACGATTTGACTTGCTTCTGCCATGGAATTTCTCCTATGGTATGTTGTTATGGAAAGACACCCGAAGCATGGGGGGCTTCCCAGGATGGAACGATCATTGGATCATCGGCTTCGCCGTAGTTGATCTAATACCGCTAGAGCGTTGAACACTCTCCC